GTGTACTAGGTGAAGTTGATCATCCTGAAGGACTTAATATTAATTTAGATCGTGTAAGCCATATGATCACAGAAATGTGGATGGATGGCCCAAACGGTTACGGAAAACTTAAAGTAATTCCAACCCCGATGGGACAACTAGTTCAGACAATGATTAATAACGGCGTCAAAATTGGTGTCTCATCTAGGGGATCTGGAAATGTTAAAGAAGATGGTAGCGGCCAAGTCAGCGAGTTTGAAATTATTACTGTTGACGCAGTTGCTCAACCAAGTGCTCCGGGAGCGTATCCGACTCCCATTTACGAACACTTATTAAATAGCCGTGGTGGCTATCAGGCAATGAATATGGCTCGCGAACTTAATGGCGACGAAAAGGCACAGAAATACTTAAAGGAATCGTTGGTGAACATTATCAACGGTCTCCGCTAACAAGGAGAAAATAATGTTAGATGCACTGAAAGCACTCTTTGAAAATAATGCAATTTCCGAAGATATCAGAGCAGAAATCGAACAAGCATGGGAACAAAGGATTCAAGAGAATCGTTTGAGCGCCACAGCTGAGCTTCGCGAGGAATTCGCTCAAAAGTACGAGCATGACAAAGCAACAATGGTGGAAGCTATTGATACTATGTTAGAAGAAAAACTTGCAGAAGAACTTAATGAGTTCGCAGATGATCGTCAAAAACTAGCCGAAGCAAGAGCAAAGTATGCAGTAGCGATGCGTGAAAACGCAGAACTAATGAAACAATTTGTTGTTGGGCAGTTAGGCAAAGAGATCGGCGAATTACATGAAGATCAAAAAGCTATGGCAGGAAAGTTTTCCAAACTTGAGAATTTTGTTGTTGATTCACTATCTAAAGAAATCGCAGAGTTTTATGAAGATAAAAAAGACTTGGCTGAGACAAAAGTACGCTTAGTACGCGAAGCCAAAACACATCTAGCTAAAGTTAAATCCAAGTTTATCACAGACGCAACAAAAATTGTTGCTGAAACAGTTGAGAAAGGTCTTAATAAAGAAATGACTCAATTGAAGGAAGACATTGATACAGCACGTAAGAATGATTTTGGACGTAAGATTTTCGAATCTTTTGCATCAGAATATACTAACAGCTATCTTAATGAGAAGTCCGAAACAGCAAAACTATTAAAAGTAGTTACGTTGAAAGATAAACAATTAGCTGAAGCTAAAAAAATAGCAGGCAAAGCAGTTACCTTAGTAGAGAGTAAGAATACTGAGATAAAAATTGCTAAAGATACTGCTAAACGAAAAGAAGTTATGAATGAGCTCCTTTCACCTCTTAACCAAGGTCAAAGAGAAATCATGGCTGACTTACTGGAATCTGTACAAACTGAAAAACTTAATAAGTCTTTTGATAAGTACATGCCAAGCGTTATCGCAGGGAACACTCCAGCTAAGAAAACCAAGGCAACACTTACTGAAGGCACACACATTACAGGCAATAAACAAACCAATGACATAGATGCAAGCCCGTCAGCTACGGATAACGTAGTTGATATTAGAAGACTTGCAGGATTGAAATAAGGAGAAAAAAATGTCAGAACTATTAGAAAGTCGCTGGCAGGATACAAAGACTGCACTTCTTGAAGGCCTAGAAGGCAATAAGAAAGCCGTGATGGGCGTGACTCTGGAAAATACCAAAAGGTATTTGGCAGAATCAGCTACAGCAGGTGCATCTTCAGCAGGAAATGTTGCAACTCTTAACAGAGTTATCCTACCAGTAATCAGACGTGTTATGCCAACTGTTATCGCCAACGAATTAGTCGGTGTACAGCCAATGACAGGTCCAGTGGGTCAAATCCACACATTAAGAGTTAGATACTCAGACACATTAGATGATGTGACTGCAGGCGAAGAAGCTCTATCACCATTTAAGATTGGTGTTGGCTACTCAGGTGGAGGTGCAACTGATAAAGCAGATGCTACCGCTACTTTAGAAGGTACAGCAGGCAAGAGATTGTCAATCCAAATCTTAAAGCAGACAGTCGAAGCAAAAACCAGAAAGCTATCAGCTCGCTGGACTTTTGAAGCGGCTCAAGACGCTCAAGCACAACAAGGCATCGACATCGAAGCAGAAGTAATGGCGGCATTAGCCCAAGAAATTACTGCTGAGATCGATCAAGAGATCCTTGCATCATTGCGTTCACTAGCTGGTACAGCTAGCCAAGCATATGATCAAAACGGCGTTTCAGGAACTGCAACATTCGTAGGCGACGAGCATGCGGCATTAGCTGTTATGATCAACAAAGTTGCTAACGATATCGCGGCAAGAACACGTCGTGGCGCAGGTAACTATGCAGTGGTTAGCCCATTTGCATTAACTATCCTACAGTCTGCAACAACAAGTGCATTTGCACGTACAACTGAAGGTACTTTTGAAGCTCCAACAAACACTAAAATGGTTGGTACTTTGAACGGTGCAATGAAAGTATACGTTGACGCATATGCAGGCGACTCTACTGACGTATTAGTTGGATACAAAGGATCAAGCGAATCAGACGCACCAGCGTTCTACGCTCCTTATATTCCATTAATGTCAAGTGGCGTTGTACTTGATCCATCAACATTTGAGCCAGTAGTATCATTTATGACACGCTACGGTTATGTTGAGTTATCAAACGTTGCTTCTTCACTAGGTAACGCGGCTGACTACTTAGGCAAAGTTTCTATTGCCAACGTAAGCTTCAGCTAAGTCTCTTAGTAGAAATAAAATTAAAATAGGTCCTTTCGAGGGCCTATTTTTTTGACTAAATATTAGTATGAAGGACGAGTACACCTCAGCGTTCTATGATGTTGTACTAGAGACACGAGATAGAACAGGCATTGAAATGCCAGAGTACATCGAACACTATGTTGTTTTGTTGCTTGCTTCGCATGTTGACAAATCTGATTTCCTCCCTACAAAAACATTTGCAGAATCTATGCTAGAGTTAAAACACTCAAGAGATGCAAAAACATTAGGTGATACATGTCTATTTGTAACAGGTATATTTCCTGAATACGGTATTAATGTTGATTACTATTCAAGTATTGGTAAAATAAGTTATAACAGATGTACGCATAACTTAAATGTTGAATTATTTGAAACACTAGCAAACCACTTTGATCACATTCGATTTTTTATTAATCACATTAGGAATGATAAATACTTGTGTCGATAGTGTGCCGCGAGGCGGACTTATGCTGTACCCACAGCGTAGCTCATAGAACGGGCATTGGACTACTTATATAGGAGAAAAAAATGGGAAGACCACTAAACAAAAGACTTTTTGCAGTTGCAGGCACAGGCCCAACAGCAGGCGGAACAGAAATCAAAGTAAACTTTCATAACGGCTCGGCAGTTAAAGAAGGTTACATTGTCAAGCAACTTGGATCAAAAAAATTCCGTGTTGAAGAAATTGAAACACCCGGTACATTTGATTGTACTCTAGCAACTGGTAAATTACCAGCGGCTTTAAGTGCAGGTGAAATGTCAATTTCAGTACAAGGTGCTGACTCAGAAACATATGGTGTTGCAAAAATTACAGGACGTAAAGTTGTTTTAGCAAAGCCAAGTGCTACTGGATCTAACGCACTAGACGGACAATCATTAAAATTTGCTCTAACAGGTGCCGCGGCATCAGGAATTGTTAGAATGGAAGAAGCTGGCGATGATAACACATTAGTTGGTACAGATGATGACGATCTAACAGAAGACGCATAAATGTTTTTGGGGGTATTTAATTACCCCCATTACTTTAAGGAATTATAAATGTCAAAAATTTTAAATGTAAATACCGGTAACTATGTAGCAAGAGTATCAAGTGGAAATACTATTACACTTGACACAGGTACTCAAGCAGGTACAGTTGTTGTTACAGGCGACTTACAAATTAATGGTACACAAACTACTGTTAATTCACAAACATTAGATTTAGTTGACAACATTATCACTTTAAACAAAGGTGAGAATGGAGCAGGTGTTACTGAAAACACAGCAGGTATACAAATTGATAGAGGAACTGCTAGTGATGCGTTATTGATCTTTGACGAACAAACATCATTTAATGATCCTATAACACAAACAGTTAAAGCAGGAACATTTGTTTTTAAAACAGCAGATAATGCAATTATTGGATTAAGAACAAATGCTATTACTACTGGCGGAGGAGATTTATATCTTATCAATAGTGGAACTGGTGTAATTAGTGTAAGTGGTACAAATAACTACGAAACACAAATTACTGATGACGATGACGTACCTAATAAAAAATACGTTGACGATGCTATTACAACAGGTATTCAAACTATTACAATTCAAAGTATTGCAAGAGGAGACTCAGGTCTTAATTTGTTTGACGAAAGTATTGATGGTGGAGTTAGTAATTTAAAAATTACTATTGACGGTGCAGAAGTAGCACAGTTCAAAAGAAACACAACAGAAATTGAAGACATTGTATTTCAAGATAATACAATATCAACATTAACTAGTGCAACAGACCTAACACTTAGTAGTTCAGGTACATCATTTGTAACTATTGATGGCGTTTTAAAAATGCCTATTCAAGCAAGTGGCACAAGCGTAAATCCAGGTACTAATATTGCTATATACGGAAAAGACCCGGCTATAGGTAATAGTGGTGTTTGGTACAAAAACAAAGATGCATACGAAGACGAATTGATAAGTACTAATAGATCACTATTGTTTAGTATGTTATTTTAAGGAAAGAAAAATATGGCAATTATAAACGGACAACTTTCTATTGCAGATAAAACACACTTAACAGTTCCAGCTGGTAAGAGATATGCAATTACAACTATTATGATTTGTAATACACAACCTGTAGACACAGGCGGTAACAATGATTCACAGTTTGATTTGCATGTTATACCAAGTGGACAAACTAAAGGTACAGCAGATCCAAACGCTAACCAAATTATTAATAATTTAGTAGTTGCTGGCGCTGACACATTTACGTTTGATACTGAAAAGTTAGTTTTAGAAGCAGGCGACACTATTGTTACATCAGGTCAAGCACCAGCTAACTTAGTAATGACTATTAGTTATTTGGAAGTATAAATGAGATTTTTAAAAGCACAAACAACTTCTAGAGGTATTAACTCAGATTCTAAAGGCATAAACATTGATGCTTTAGGAGTCACAACGGTTAATACTGACAAAGCAGTTATTGTACCTAAAGGAACACAGAATCAACGTCCGTATACTGGTATTGAAGGTATGCTTAGATATAATTCAGATACTAACGATTTTGAAGTTTATCAAAACAGTGTTTGGAAACCAATTAGATTTAGAGAACCAACAACTATTGTTCAACAAAACTTGGGCAATGGTAACGGCACTGAAACTACATTTGGACCATTAAATTCAGGAGATAGTTACTACCCTGTACCTATTTCAGAAAACAATATTTTAGTTACTATTGAAAACGTATTTCAATTAGCAACAACTAACTACACAGTTGTTCAAAATCCAAGTTCAGGCCCAGGCGCTCCATATGCGGCAGGATATTATCTAGTATTTGGAACAGCAGTACCAACAGGCAAACCAGTACAAGTACTACATAACTTCGACAAGTAATTACTATAAATAGTAGTAATATAGAGAGGGAATATTATGAGTACACAAGTTGCCCGCATTGGTGGACAGTTACTAC